TTCCAATACAAACTTAAATTCTTCTCTTGAGAGGTCAGTTCTTGCTAATGGGAAGAACTCCTCCATGAAATAAACTTCGCCTGTCCTTTGTATGTAATCCGAATAGACAACATTATCTGCTACAGGATTATTTATTGTGATTCTCTGACCTGTGTTTGATGTAATTGCCAAATTTGGATTGAATGATGTATCGCCGTTTCCGATATTTGCATCGTTTCTATACGGCCCAATGTATTCTGCTAAGTAAACTGTATTCGCAGATTCATCAATTTCATGCACTTGTGCTACAAATATAATCTCGTTATCAACATTAACTTGTTGAATTGTACTATTTGAACTTAATCTTCCATAATCGTCTGTTGTGATTGCGATACGATTATCAAATATATCTGGAGTAGGAGCAGTATTTGCTTGGCCGCTTCTCCATGTTCCAGTACCAACATCTCTAAATGTAGGTGATCTTACAATACCGATTGCTCCGTATGTATTCGTATCACCAATTTTTGTATTATCGTCTGCTGTAATATATGCATACATTGAAAAATGCTTACATCTAAATTCATCAATTAAATTATATGCATGACCACCTTTAGGTTCAAGAACAGGTCTAATCTCTGCTCTTACATCTGTCGTTGCTTCGTTTTCTGGGTTGAAATCTACTGCAGGGTCAATTACATTCGCAACTGCATTATTATATCCTGAACCTTTATTTAACAAAATTACTTTATTAATATTACCTTGGTCAATCTCAGGAATTGCTACTGCACCAGAACCATCACCTTTAATTTCTATTCTTGGGAATATTTTAACGTTTGCATTTTGTAATGCTCCTGAAACAATAAAGTCAGTTACTGCTTCCCAAGTACCGCCTGAGGTAAATGCTCCAAATCCTGCACCATTTAAATCAGTTGATAAATCGGAGTTTGTTTTTAACGCAAATGTATCAGTATCAATAACACTTACATAATAAATTGGAGCTCCTGTTCCTTCATTGTAATTAATCTCTGTCATACCACCAACATTTCTGAATGTGATAGGTTGATTATTTACAAGATTATGGTCGGTTGCTGTAATAACAACTGGTGAAGCCTGAGTTGCGCCTTCAACATTTCCTCTTCGAGGATTTGCTATTTCTCCACCTACATATATCGTAACCTCACCTGCTGAAGTGTATTTGTAATAAAGAATCTTAAACAGATTCGTAACACTTGAACTGGCATTTGTTACATATAAACTTTGTCCTGTATAGAAATCATCAACAGAAGACCAATCAGCTTCGGTAGGATCTATTGTTAATTCAACCGTACCGTGAGATGTGGATCCACCTGTTCTTCCACGAACATAAGCAACTCTACCATTCTTTTCAACATATCCTTGGTTTGAGTCTGCATTGGTAACTTGTATTTCAGAGACCCCGCCGCCGTATACCTCAGCTGGTTCAACAGTTGCCGCTGGGTCGATTGGAATATAACCCAAAGCATTATAGGCCTCGAATTGTAATGTAGTGAGACGATACATATACTTCCAGACATATCCATCTGCTGTTTCGTATATTTGATTTAGGTTGGCAGCATCAAACGTAGGAGGCGAAGTAGCACCTGCACCTTCGTTATTATTTAAACACTTATAAACTCGATAGTCATCAGTATCATTATCATTAGGACCGACAACTGCATAAAAGTTTAATCCATCTAAATCAATCGTATCATCGTATTCGGTATATACTTTATCTCTTTGCCAAGGATAATACTTAATCATAAAATTAATATCCGAAGGATTAATTTTCTTAGCAAATAAAGTCTTTTCTAAAAACTCGTTTTGTGAAGAAGCAGAATCGACCGGACTGATTCCACCGATGCTAGAAACAAACATGTAATAATCATCATTTGCTTTTGCATCAGCAATGAATAACTTATTTACATCTTGATTAAAATTGTTGGTTAAAATTTCTGGCATTGTTCCGCTTTCGCTCTATATTTTAGTTTATTTATTACGAACATCCTAACCTCTTACTCTCATTCTTGGGCGAGGATATGTTCGTCCTGAAGCAGGTCTTGCTTTTGCATTTTGTTTTGGAAAACTCATTCCAGTTTCAGGTCGTTGATTTACCCATCTTAATATCAAATTATCCGCACCTTGTAAACTGTTAAAATCTAAAGTATTATCTGTACCTGTGTCATACATAATATTAGATGTTCCATTTGCTTGAAGCCATGCTAACGCTTCTGCTTGAGTCATATTTGGATTACTTTCTGCAAGTAATGCAAGTACACCCGTAACCTGTGGTGCTGACATACTTGTTCCGCTTTTCTTTTCTTGCCAATATGCTGAATCTCTTGAATCCTGAAAGTCTCCAGAAGTCCCGTTTATAGCACTAACAATTCCATAACCTGCTGCATGTATGTTTACTGCATTACCACAATTTGAAAAACTTGCTTTACTATCGTCTTTTGTCCTTCCTAAAGCTCCACATACAATGGCATCACTATTACTCATACCACTACGTGATACTGTTCTGTGAGAATAATTAGATTCAGCATATTGGTCACCACCTGAATCCCTCCAAAAAACTACATTATCGTAATCACTTCCAGATTTTGTATGCTTTTGGTAATCATTACCTGATCCCACTACAAATATAATACCATCATTTTTTGCGTCCTCAGCATCAGCCGCGTCTGCTGTTTTGTAATAAGGTACTACCCAGTTACCACTTCCGTCAACTACAATACCTCTTGCTTCTAATTCAGCATCGGTTAAATCTCTACCTTCATCACCCCAAGTATCAAGAGTAACTCCGCGATATGTAAACGCTCCAACGCCAACTGTGCCAACTGGGGCGGTCCATGATCCACTAATCTTTCCTAGTCTAAAATAATAAGAGTGATTAGAGATCGTTGGGTTCCTTCTGCCTGTCTCAGGATTAATTGATTTATTATTATGCCAATAGCGAATGTAATCCCAATAGGTTGCTGTGTTTAATCCATTGTTTCCATGATTTTGCCCGAAAGGTTGAATATTATATATGTTTGCGTCTCTTGCCCAACCTTGTGTATTTCCTGCTACTATACCAGCAACGTGAACTGCGTGTTCTTCACCGTCATCAGAATAATCATAAGTACCGTTTGAGCCCAATCCTAAAGCAGACGTAAGAGAGAACCAATTAAAGGCTTGTACTCTTGAACCACCTGTCCCATCTACATTAACTGCAAACTCTGGGTGATTCATTGCTGTTGTACTGATTACACTATCAACAATTAAAACATCAACATTTTTTCCTGATGCCGTAATTGTATTTGTTCCTGAAGAAGCAGTACGAGTTCCGTCTGAACCCCATTCACCACTCAAAGCATTATCTCCAATAATATGTCGATATAAACCCCAGTTTAAATCGTTGGATGATGGGACAAAGTTGTCCCTATCGAAGTTTCCCGAGATATCGTATCCATCATAATGACCATCGGCTGATTCTAAATTCTCTCTTGACTCAACATCCCATACTCTCGGATCTTCTTTTAGTTGTAATGCTTCTTCTTTAGTTAACATATAATGAGTGTTACGACTGATTGCTCTTCTTAACTGTAAGTCAACTGCCCTATCAGGAATGTATAAGTCACCTCCCGGAGTTTCCATATCATTATAGAAATCTTCCAGGTCTTCTCTATTATGAAGCGTGACAATATATTCCTTCATTTAATTAAGCCTCTAATTTTAATAAGGTTAATGTGACTTGAACGTTATTCGTTGCACCTGATTTATTTTTAATTGCTGCTGATATTAAATTTCCTGCACTTAACCAACCTAATACAGCAGGACCGAACTTAACTGTTTCGGCACCTGTCGTAATGACTTCAGCAATTACACCTGCATCAGGAGCAGGATCTGTTGTTTCAGATCTTGAAGAATCTGCTGTTAATGAAGAAGCATCAACATACAATCTTACCCAAGCAGCATGAGAAGTTTCAATCTTCATTAGTGCGAATGATTTAAATCCATCAATAACTGAAGATGATGTTTGACCATCAGCCAATCCATTTACTGTTAATGTTTTTGTTGTTCTTGTTTCAAGACCACCTGAGCCGCCACCTGCAGCTGCTTCAACAACAATAGTTCCTGTCATATTTGAATGAGCTTGACATACGTATTTGTAATTTCCAGAAATACTTGCTGGTATTTTCCAGAATAAAGCACCGCCCATTCCTGCGTTTGCATTTGAACCTGAATAATAGTTTCCAGAATCTAAAGCAACCAATCCTTCGTTGTAATTAGTACCGCCTGAATCTTGAATTACGAATGGGTGAGTAGCACCACCTGCATCTGTTAAATCAAATCCAACTGTCGTTCCTGCTTTAACATAAATTGTTGGGTTATCAGTTGTTCCGTATTGGTCAAAACGATATGAAGTAGAACCGTTATGTGTAACCTTTAGTACGGTAGCAGCATTCAAGAAGCTGTTTTCAAATAATGCTTTATCTACATTGTTTGTTGGCTGTTGGTCTATATCTCCATAATTTGGAGTGAATGATACGTTTCTCCATGTGGAATCATTTGGGAAATAACTTAAAATATCTCCACCTGCTGGGTTTGTAATTGTGGTATCAGTAATATCAGTCATAGCAACTGAACCGCCACCACCGCCACCGGTTTGGTCTGCTACCCAAGCATAATCACTACCATTCCAAGATAGGATTTGATTTGTTTGTGCTGAACTTGTATTTAGATGAGTATCGACATCAGCGTTAGTATAAGAACTGCCGCCGCCTCCTCCAGTTTGGTCAGCAACCCAAGCAAAGTCAGTACCGTTCCAAGATAAGATCTCGCCGCTTGAAGCAGTTCCTGTATTTAAGTGAGCACTTACATCGTTATCAGAATAACTACCACCACCTGACTGAGAT